CACCAACCCACCAGAAAAATCCGTCTTTACCAACGAAATTTACTGTAGGTTCATTTAAAATACCTTCAACTGTTTGCATCTATCTGCAGATTTTTGATTATTTATGGAAAAACCCTAGAAGTCAAAATTTTGGCGGGATTTTTTTACCCCTATTTTTGAAACTAAAAGGCGTTTTTGGTTTTGACAAACTTATATGTTTCTTTGCTACCCCAGATCATACGTCCATCGACGTAACCTTGGTCACAACTATGTAGTTTGTCTCCGAAGAGTGACATCTTTGATTTGATCTCAACTCCGTTGACGACACAGTTGCCGACAACAGAACCGTGCCATGCGTTACCATCAAAGGTAAACATCATACCACACTCTTCTGATTTTGTCCAATCTAAATCGTAGTTTTCGATTAGTACTTGAGTATCAGATATATTAACTTTCTTGTGAAATCTTTTTCGATACGGATTGGAGGGTCCGTCCGTTCTATAGTAATTTTGAGACTGAAAACCCCCCTCTATCTCCTGCCAATGCATAAAAATGGATGCGTAGGCATGGGGTGACGCTTGTGCTTGCGCTATGTTATTCCAAAGTCCTAAAAGATACCTATCAATCGTCGTACATGCGACATTCTGGTTCACTTGGGTTTACCTCACAAAATAATTCTAAGAAGTTAGGATCATGGTGATCACCTGCTGCAATCTCTGCGCGGTGATTGTGAGCGTATACTTCTAACTCGTGCAACTCTTCGCTGTAATGTCTGCGTGCTGCAGGAGAAATCATTGGATTGTCTAGGATTTCTTTGTCCTTTTGGATGTGTTCTTCTAGTGTTTTCATTTTAGTACCGTATTGATACAGAACTATTTAGGGTATTACACCATCTTTCATCAGTAACATCTCTGACGAAAAGGTATCAGGAGTGCCTTTATGTGCGATTGTAACGATCATGTAACGACCGCTAAACCTTTTGTCCACTTTAATTTTGTCCTGAGATTTTTCGGTAGATGGTAACGTGACGTGAATTCCGTAACCCCCATATAGATCTAGGTTTCCTGGGACGACTACTTGCAATCTAGTGTTTTTCATCGTTTCCATTCGCATCCATTGATATGCTTGCAACTCTACGAGTGCTTCATAGTTTTTCTGCGAATCTTTGACCAAACCAGGGATATAGTTATACCATTTCTTATCGAAAATTTGGTTTGGAAGTATAGTGTAACGTACTCTCTTAGGGTTGTCAACAAGGTTCATGAACTCGTCATCAAGTCGTGACATAGGGTTTACTGAGTTCTTACCACCCAAGTGTGACATGCTCTTCCATGCTTCAGAAACTTTATACTTGTACATGTCTGCTGATAGGTCTGAACTCTCTCCACCCCATCTAGATTGATTAACTGTGACAGGATCAAATCCAACACTATAACCTGACCAAGCACCATGTCTTAAACCCATCAAAAAGTTTCTTTCTTCTGGGAAGGATACACTATCAATTTTAAACTGATCACCTGCACCACTATCAATTTTTTTAGCAGAGTAAACATACTTGTATAACCTTGCCTTACCAGTAGTAGGATTAGTTTTAGTTTCTTCATCTTGCTCATTAATATCTTCAATCATTCCATCGATAGATTTGAAATGATAACCCATCGCATTCTCAAAGAATGTAAACCCGTTCTGGAATCCACCACCCGTCTTTTTCTTTCGCACGGATCTCTGTGCAATCCAATAGATCGCATCCATTACTCTCCAGTTTGGTGCTATAAACTTATGTTTGTTTAGAGTTTCCTCTGCAAATACTTTCTTATTACTTCCTAAGAACTTAGTATTCTTGACTACTTCTTTTACAATCTCAGATGATTCAAGTCCAGTCTTTTTAAAAACAACTTCCGAGTTACCAAACACATTTGTTACTTCATTCTTAATGAACTCATCGGAACATGCTTGAATTATGAAGACATCAGTTGTTTGACCAGTTCTTTGTCTGCTACTAATATTATATCCTCTAAGATTATATTTTCTAGTGGCAACAGTTCCTCTGACCTCGAACTTAATCAGTTCAGATCCAGAGAAAATATTAGAGATACCCGCAGAGTCTTCAAAGATAAACGTTGCTTCGATAGTTCCAGACTCAATAGTTTCATAGATCTCCCAACCTCTCAGGAAACCTACTAAGTTTTTTCCACCATCTTTTGCTTGGATTACCTCTCCATCTCTTTCAAGCACCAGAGATATACTGCAATCTCCTGCATTAGACCTAAGAATGCTCATCTAAGAATACCTCGCATAAAGTTATTGTTAGAGTTCAATGCATATGCTGTAGTTTTCATAACACCATTGATGTTCACATTACCAACTCCAGGCAGACCACCAGTGATTACATCCTTACCTCCACCACCGCTATTGGTTGCCTGAGCAACACCTTGCTGTGACTGTTTAATAGCAGCAGCACTCTGTTGGTTAGATAGTTGAACCTGTTGTGATGCTTGCATTACTGCATTCTCTACTCCTGCTTTGAAGTTTTCTCTTTCTTTATCTCTATCATCGGTTGCCTTCTGCAACTCTGCTGCTCTTGTCTTTTCAGCAGAGAACTGACTGATAATACCATCTTCACCAGAGAAAGTCGTATCCTTCTCCCTAATCATATCACCCATCGATTGAATGGCAGCTTGAGGAGGTTTGTTCTGACCAGGAGTTGTTACAGCAGCACCACTGAAGGCAGTAGGATTAGTCATCTGTCCTGCACCCGCAGTCCCTGCTTTGAAAAGACTAGGATAGATGAGAGATGGATTTAGAGGTCCACCCTTACCGTTTTTGTATACCTCAAAGTGCAAGTGACTGTTGTCTCCATCATCATAAAGTCTACCAATCTGATCACCTGCATTGACTTCCTGCCCAGGTTTGACACCAGGTTCCATGTGCAAGTATCTTTGATCATAACCATCTTGACCTCTGATCATCATACCTGAGTAGTATGTTTGACCTGCTTTATATCTTTCCGATAACACTGATCCTGCAATAGCAGCAACAACAGGAATCTTTGGATCTGATCCCCAAGGAGGTGCTTCAGTTAAGTCTACACCTGCATGACTTCTTCCTCCTCTTGATGCACCAAACACCTGTCTTGCTGTTGCTTGGAATCTACCTTTAGGAAGTGGGAATACTTTCTCTCCTAAACTACCAGATTCAAGTGCACTAGCATTCTCACCCTCTTTAGTATTTGCTGCTGATTCTGACTTTCTTCCAGGAGGAGGAGCAACATTTGGCATCTCTGAAGCAGAAGCAGGACCTCCTAAGAAAATGTTACTAAGCATATTAGTAACACCAGAGAGTGCTGAACTTAATTTGCCCATCACACCTCCTCGTTGCCGATTGCTACCTTCCACTCTTTGCTGATCTTCTGATGCCTCTTGATTCTGAATGAATCTTAGGTAATGAGTTGGAATGGTATCTGGAGGAGGATCGGATTTTGTTTTCTGTTCTGGATAGTGATAGAAGTTTCCTCTTCTAGAGAACTTAATATCATCTGCACCCATGTATTTGTACATGGCAGTTCCTTTAAAGTCAGTTCTACCTTTGAGTTCTCTCAGTGCAGCAATGATTCCTTCTTGTCCTTTTTGGGATGAGAGTTTGTCTTGTAAGCGTTCATCATATCTCATCATACCTTTATGGTATGCTTCAAACTGATTGGGAGCAGAGAGAACTTGCATGATACTATTAGGATACCTAGGATCTGCAACTCTATTCAAGATTGCTGCTGCAACACCAAACTCATCATCGGTGCCCCGTTGTGCTTCACCACTCACACCAAATGCAAGATTTCTGAACTGATCTTCAGTTAGATTCAACGATTCTTTTACTTCTCCACCCTCAGCAAAACCTTTTCTCTTTGCCTCTGCTTGTCTCATGGCAGTCAGACCAGGATTCTTACGGGTTGCAGGAGTATCATACGGGGTGACAAATGCTTGTCCACCTGCCTTCCGTGAGACATACTCTGTACCATGACCAATGAATGATGTTGACCTGCCACCATCCAGTGATACTGGATAACCTGACATAGGTCCACTAATCCATCCACCTTTTGCCATTTGTGGCATCATTACCATAGGTGCCATTGTTATTGTTGCACCTGTAACCATCCCACCTGCTGCCTTTAGTCTGTTTTTCTTAAACGGATTTTTCGGAATCAAATTACCTGCTCCTCTTTTCGTCGCGAACTTAATTAATGCTTTGATTGCTGCGTTGATACCCTTAACGACTTTGATTGGATTTAGTAACCATGCTATCCCCTTCATGCCAATGAAGATAGAAGCAAATCCTAGGAACGCCTGTCCAAATCCAACAATACGATCCATCCATGATGAATCATCGCTGAGTAATTTATATAGTCCATCTATCGTATTCGTGATTCCAAACTTTGCCCACTCCCAAACGAACTTACCAAACTTTGCCATTACCTCTAGGGCACCTGCAACTTTTTCTTGATTCTCAGGGTTAGATAACCATTTTAGGATAGGAAGGACTACGAATAACTTGAACATCCCACCTAGTAATTTTAACAAACCACCAAGGAAACCACCACCAGCCTTTACAAATCCTTTTGCAATCGCACCTAGTATACCACCACCTTTCTTCGTTGTCCCATACTTGGGATCCATTTTAGGTTTATCTTTATTCGCTGCTTCAAGACGATCTAATGATACCTGCTTAAGATCACCAACCATCGCATTCATGCCATTGATGGTGGCACCTAAGTTATTGATTGCTACTGTAGTTTTATTAAGACCTTTTGCTGTTTCATAATCGTTAGGATCTACCTTCTTCATCCTCGCATCAGGTTCTTTAATGCTCACGACCTTGTAAACATTAATCTTACTACCTTTTTGTACTGCTGCTTTTGCCATTATAAGCGTCTAGTAATAGATGTAGATACCTTAGCGACCTTACCGCCTCCACTATTTATTGGCACTGGCGTAGGCATAGGTGTTAACTGATTAAGCACTAGTGGAACGAAGTATTGCTCTGCCATTCCCGTGGCAATAGAAATCTTTTGTGATAGGTCAGTGTTAGCAAGAACATCAGATGCTTTTTCTTTTACTGCAGAGAAAACTCCAGGGACTAGACCACCTTTAGCAAAGTCTAAGTCTCCTTCAATCTCTTCACCTTTCTTGATGACTGTAGGACGACCATTTGTAATACTATATGAGTTAGGATTATTTAAAATGATATCGATATCTTTTTCATATGCAGGGTTACCATCAAAATCATTATATGCTTCGTCACCAGATCTTGCATCTGTTCTCATTCTGAACAGAGCATTAGATATTAGATTACGATCTCCAGAGTTTAACATTTCCAGGTAACCCATTTCAGAAACTGCAACCGTATTTTTATTTTCTGTTATCTCACCTTTTTCATTTACCTCAAGGTTTCTATCTGCATTTTCCGCTGATAACCTTTCTTTTCTTCCTTCAAGTGCACTACCATGACCCGTGTAGTTGCTCTGGTCTGCGTGCATTTCCTTTGCACCTTCCAGATCACCTGACATCGCCTTCATAATAGTGCCAAAACCAGGCAATACTTTAGCATATGCTTCGTCAATAAATTTCTTAATTCCACCTAGACCCAAAGCGTTGACTGCTGCCTCCTCTCCCTCTTGTATTTGGGGGATGAAGTCACGAAGGAACATATAAGCATCACCGCCATATGATGCTGCAGTCAATATTAAACCTGGTCCTGTACCTACACCTGTTATTGATGCTAATTCTCCTGAGAACTGGATTGCACCCGAAGCACCTTCAACTAAAGCACCAATAGTATCGCCCTGTGACAGACGTTGATATGCAAATAAGAAGTTTGCAATACTACCAACTAAAGGTAAAAAACTATTTGCTCTTGCTCCGATCTTTCCTGATCCTGCTTTGAAAAGACCAGGGAGACCATCGATACCCATTTCACTCAAGACTTTACCTGCCTTTTCCATTCCTGGGATCTTGAACAACAGGTCTTTAAATTTCTTTCCTATGGGTTTGATGACACCGTAGATACCATCAAAGAATGGTTTAAACCGTTGATAAACCTGTTTTAGAAATATATCTCTTGCTCCTGCACCAAGTTTAGCAAGTCCACTACCAACTTCATCCATGAGACCGCCAAGAGCAGACTTCACATTTTTGTATACCGCAGCAGCACCCTCAGCAATCTGTTGATATTTTTTTGCTGCTTTTTCTGGGATAGATTTTAACCCATCAATGATACCGAGTTTAGGAAGTTTGATATCAAGTTTAGGAAGTTTTGATGCAAAGTCTTCAAAATTAAAATTTTTAACAAAGTTTGTTGCATCCTTTAATCCCTTGCTTGCAATGCCTACTCCTTCGTCTAATAAACCTCTACCTTTTTTAACAAACTTATTATCAGCGATTTGCTGAGACATTCTCTGGAAAAAACCAGGTTTAGCAGGTATATCTTTTGCAGCATCTAATCCTTTTGTGATATCCTTAGCAGTTTCTGCTTTATCTACTGCTTTTGCGACATCCGTAGCAGTGTCTAGTGTCTCTGCTGTCTTTCTAAATGCGTTAACTGCTTTGTTTGCTTCCTTTAAGTCACCAGTCCTTCTCATGGTATCGAGGAAGACCTCTGCTGCCTCGTCTCCAAACTCTTCAACAATATAACGGTATCGTTTTGCTGCTATTTTACCTGCGTTCTCACCTAATTGCTCTGCTAACTCTTTCGCAACTTTCCTCTGATTATTTGCTCTTCTTATATCATTAGCAAGATCAGCAGCGTCTGCTACATCTTCAGCAGTCTCTGCAAGACTAAGCGCATCTCTCACAAAATTGACACCCTGCAACAAGAGTGTGATGCCAGTAATTGCTCCGACAATCTTACCAAGTCCAACCAGTCTTTCTACTAGGGTAGACTCCTTTCCAACAACTTGTCCAACGGTATCCATGACACCGCCAACAAGCATGTTGCCGAACTCCCAGAGTTTTGTGAAGACGAATGATGTCTTTTCAATAAAAACTTTGACTTCTTCAGTCTTTTTTGGATCTGATAGGTATTTTAATAGCGCAAGGAAGAGTGCCTTTGCCATAAGTTTCTGCACCAAACCTGCTACAGGTGCTAGAAATCCTGCCAAGAATCCGAAGAAACCATTCTTCATTCCAAGAGCACCTTTTAGGAGACCCTTTGGTTTTCCTCTCTTTAATGTCTTAGTATATTCTCCTGTTGGATCTTTACCCTTCTCAATAGATTTACCTTCTTGTCTCTCTTCAGCAGCGTTATCTCGTTCTCTTTGTAGTTTTCTACGTTGCTTTTTCTCTATCTCAGTTTCAGTTCTTTTAAATGCATTATTAATTTTTACAATGTCATTTAATGTGTTCGCTAAACTCTGAGTACTAGCACCAATACGATTAACAGCAAGCAGTTGACTTCTCGCAGCAAGTCCTCCAGATGATCTTACCGATCCTCCTCCTGGATTTACAAATTTGTATGCTACGATTTTTGCCACTGCTATTGTTTCTCCTTCATTCTACGTTCTTCCGCTTTGAGGTGTTGGATAAGCATATCAATGTAGATCTCCTTTTCCCATGGCATAAGGTTATCTATATGTTCGATGTTCCACTTGTGGTGGTGCATCAATGCAAAGTTACCCTCATAGTATGATTGTAGATTGGTATGAAGTAGGGCTACCCGAAAAAACTTGCCAGTCCTTCTAGTGTTACTTCACTCTCCACTTCAGTGTTAGGGTTAGTGACCTTCACGGTGTGTGTTAACTTAGGCATAGTGTCAAAGAAGTCTTGAATCTTCTGGAACTGTGCGCTGTTCATATCATCAAAGAATGCAAGAATTTCATCTTGTGGAATGTCTTTACATTCGTAGACCTGATTAGGATCTTGAATAGTTTTCACACATGCTGCTGCCATTTTGAATACATCATCAACACCGATTTGTTGATCAGTAAAGTTCATAGTCACAAACATATCCAGACTTGGATAGTTCATTTCAACAGCACACTCATCGGTTAGTTGAATAATATTCTTGTGCCCTCTAGTCTTTTTAACTTTAATCTGGTCAAGAGGAATCTTTGCTTTGACTTGAGTTGTCTTATCATCAGGGCAGTTGACAAGTACTTCAACTTCTTCACCAACAGACTTAGTTCTAATCTGTAAGAAAAGATATTCAATATCAAAGGTTGCTAAGTTATCTACACTATCCAGATCTGTACAGTTCTTGATAATGTCTTTGATAGCATCAATGATTTCCGATTGTTCACCAGTTTCAGTTGCGACTAACAATAACTTTTCTTCTTTAACAAGAAAAGGTCTATAGTTCACAGTTCTACCGTCAGACGGTAGTTTCAGTTTGTACTTAGGTACGTTTAGCTTAGGTAATGCCATAAGGTGTAGTTCACTTCATGTTTTTATTTAGTTAAGTTCTCGGACCCGTATATGATCCGTCGTATGCGATAGGTTGACCAGTGTCATTTCTATATGTAACACCTGCGACTGTATGTGTCTCACCAGTATAGGTGTTTTGTGTATTTAAGGTTGAATTTCTTTCAGTAGCATCGTCAACAGTGTCACCAACACTACCAGGAACTGTAATCTGTCTACCAGTACCAGGATCTGAGAATTGTGATCCGTTAAAGAATCTATATCTCTCATAATAGAATCCCATGGTCAGTGTCATGAGTTGATTCTGCTCGTTACTCAACTGAATAGATCCAATGTTGTAAGGGAACACGTTACTCATCTCCCAACAACCAGTAAGAACATTCTTTCCTGCCTGTGACTCCCACTTATATACTCTTACTCTGGGTGACACATACTGCGTATAAAAATCAACCATCTGATTGGAATCTCTACTGATTCTATTCACCCAAGTTTCAAAAATTGCTCTTGTGTATTGAGATGCAGGAACTATGAACTCCATCTGCATCTGACTAAATGCTTGGTTAGTTGCGTATCTTACTGACGCACCTGGGGGTTGAAACTGACCAGTGGTAATCTGTCTGCTAGGTAAACTTACACTTTTTGCATAGTAGTCTAGTAAGTTTGCAGGATTTTTTGTTTCTAGTTGTAAAGCATCTCCTTCAGATTTACCACCAACTGCCTTTGATAAAAGTATTGGGGGCGATGCAAAGTTAACAGAGTACTTATTGAGTGTAGACGGACGCATTGTCTCGTCTTTAATCATTGTCGCCATGAACGCACCTACTCCACCTCCAACAGGAGCAATAGGTCTAGCACTTTCTTTGTTTGGGATTGCCATTAGATCTTAAGTTCTTTTTCGGTAATTAACATAAACTCCCAAGAGTTGTCTTTACAAAACTCAGTTGCTGCTTTCCACTTTGCTTGGTTCACAGCGTAAGTAACGACTTCATTTATATAGCGTTTAGTATGTCGTTTTTGTGTCTTTGGTTCAAGAGTCTGTTTAAATGGTTTGACTTCTACCAGATACTTCTTACCCTTCACCTTCACATAAAAATCTGGAAAGTATCTGTGTCTTCTACCATCAACAGGTGAGATGTATGGAATGATAATCTCTTCGCTACCCCATTCAGTTACAGAAGGTGTGACGTCACACCATTTCATAAACTTATACTCCCAAGATGACCTATAAATAACATTATTAGGATCACCCTTGTACTTTCGAGGGAAACTAGGACGATATTTTCCTTGATACCTCATAAATATAATATATGTACTCTTTTATTTAGGTCGAATGGCGACAACTACAACACTTAGATATCCTTTACGACCAACCGTGACAGCAGCAGGTGGTGAAGAGTTCCCTACGGAAGCAGTTGATTATATCAGGATTCAGAGAGCAAGAGTAAATTACGACGACACTAGTGGCGGTTATAAAGGCATGAATATGCCAGGAAGTGAAACGCTTCTTAAAAATAATAAGACTACTGTGTACATTGCGATGCCTAAAAACATCGCAACTGCATACTCAGCATCATATGCCAAAGTCAATATGGGTGTTGCAGGTGTGATGGCAAGCACTATGATTGGTGCTGCAGGTGATGAATCATTTAATACTGCAGCAAAAACCCTCCAAGACGCTGCAGCTGCAGCAACGCCACAAGTAGCAGCATCTGCTATTGCAGATGTAACAGGTGCTCTGAATCAACTTGTCGGTGGAGAAGGAACAGGTCCTAGTGCAAGTGATCTTCTTGCTGTTAGTCAAGGTAGAGTGTTCAACCCATTTGCTGAACAGATCTTTAAAGAAATGAACTTTAGAACTCACTCATTTTCTTTCAAGTTCTTTGCTCGTTCAATGAATGAAGCAAAAGAAATATTCAATATCATTACCTACCTCAAACAAGGTGCAGCACCAAAGATTAAGGGTGTAGATGCTAAAGAGTTTTTAGGTTTGTTTAATACAACAAAAACTGAAGGTGAGGAAACAAAAGGTGCTGATGCTACATCTCTTATTGATGTAGAACAAGCAGGTCAGATTGCTGCTAATAGATTCTATGAGATTCCTGATAAGTATAGACTTACGTTTGTTAGATATGATCCCGACTCAGATACCATCTCTGAGAATGATTCTGCACTACACTTCAAGATACATCCTTCAGTTTGCACTAACATCTCAGTAAACTATACTCCTGATGGGCAGTATTCATCTTTCCAAACACTCGATGGTTCTGCAGTGTCAGTCCCTGCCATTCAACTTGATATGCAGTTTACCGAAACTTCAGTCCTCAATCAGGGCACTATCGCACAAGGTTACTAATGTCTTATTTTTCTTTTTTCCCAAACGTATATGTCGGTGAAGGTATCTCTGATAATGAGAACTATAGATATCGTTTGGTCAAAAATATCTTCAGAAGAGTAAAGGTAAGAGAAGACCTTGATCAATATGTAACTCAGTTTGAAGCATATTCTATTAGAGAAGGTGACACACCTGAGAGTCTAGCAAGAGTTTTCTTAGGTGATGGTCATTTAGACTGGGTTATCTTGATGGTGAACAACATCACAGACTTTTATGAGCAGTGGCCAAAGAAAGAATATGACTTACAAAAGTTTGTTAGGTCAAAATATTCAAACGTAGATGGTATTCATCACTACGAAACTCAAGAAGCATTAGATGGTGATATAGTTGTTACAAAGAAAGGTATTGAAGTTCTAGAAAGTTACAGAACTGTTATGCCTGATGGAACTACTTTAACTACAGAACAATCTAGATTTCCTGTGTCAAACTATGAGTATGAAGTCTTTGAGAATGAGTTGAAAAGACAGATTATGATTCCAACCTCAGGTCTTGCAGACATGATGGTCGATGAGATCGCAGAGCAAGTTGCATACAATCCTCATCCAGAACTCGATAACGTTAATAATAAGAAAACCCCACTGTCTATTGCAGCGAGGTTCATTGATATTGCAGGTTATGTTACTGCTAGTGTGTCTAGAACTGCAGCAGCAACAAGTGCAACTACGTTCGACTATGGTCCTACTGGTTCTGCTGTTACATCAGGAAGCGTCGGAGTTGCAACTTCAAGTACAGCAGCAGCAACAACATCTACTACATCGACCACGACTAGCACAACTAGTAGCACATCTAGCACCAGTTCTTCTTCGTCTTCTTCAAGCAGTAGTTCCAGTTCCTCTAGCAGCAGTGGTAGTAGTTCTTCCTCTGGTTCCTCAGGTTCTTCTGGATCCTCAGGTTCTTCTGGTGGTGGCGGTTACGGTGGCGGTTACTAATAATATATTGCTTTAAAAATAAATTCTTTAGATAGCACAGGATCACCTAGAAGTTCTAGTTGTAACTCGTCAGCATCTACGAAGAGATCGTCTTCCGCTTCTTTTCTACAATGCTGCCAGTAATATGTGCGATCTTCTCTTCGATATAGGTAAGAAGTGTTGTGTGAATCGAGGGTGAACATTGCGATGCACTCTTGTTTGTGTTGCCAACAGGGATCTTCTGCTCGTCTTTCATATTCAGTCATCCAAATAAATGTGCGTTGTAATGTTTACGGACTGGTTTGTAGATTGGTTGAGGTTTTACCTTAACAACCTTGTAGATCTTCAATAGTTTTTCAGTAGTGATCATTCGCCTAACCTATGTATGACTGGTTTCTCATGGAGCAAAACTTTATAGAGTTTTGGTTTTTCTGCTGCTGATA